CTTGCCTCACCATTACGGGGGGCAATCCGCTTTGGAAGGACCTCGAACAAGAGGTCGTCCTGATCCTGCTCGAAAAAGACCCCGACAAGATTACCAAGATGCAGGTCCAAGGGTACCTGCGTTTTTACATCGTTCGTTTGATAATGAACCTGTACCGGGGCAACAACAACCAGTTTGCCAAGAAGTACCGACACCACGACGAGCGAGTCGAGGTGGACCCCGAAACCCAAGAACTAAGCAAGGACTACGACACCCTGCTCGATGACCTTTGGGCCATTGCCCAGCAAGAGATGGATTCGTGGGCGAAGGATGGGGCCTTCCCGTACGACAAAGAACTGCTCAACCTGCTCATGCAGACAGGGAACATGAAGGCTATGAGCCGGGAAACGGGCATCCCGTACAGGTCCATCATCTACTCCATCGAACAGGCCAAGGCCAAAATCAAAACCGCAATCGAAGCAAATGGATATACTGGTTTTTCCAATCCTGATTAGCGCACTCGCTACCCTTGCGGTCGTGGAGTTCCGGGTCCTGCCTTCGTGGTTCTACGCTTTGCCATTTGCCAAGCGGAAGCCGTTTTCGTGCATGACCTGCTTTGGGTTTTGGCTTGGGGTGTTGCTGACCCTGCCGACCTGCCAATGGTACTTGGCCCCTATCCTCGGCCTTGCCTCATCTGCCACCGCAATCCTACTCCGAGAATGGACCTTCAAATGACAACCGATCAATTCATAGTGGCCCAAAAGCATCGCAAGTACTGGGACCAATATGTGGCATCGCTGACCATGCGACTGCCACCCGATGCCGTTGGGGAACTGCAGGCCATCCTGACCGCTCACGGGCGACCCCCCACGAATTGGTGGTGCGCAGACTGCGTAAAATCGGCCCTCCAATACATTTACCTACAAGCGGACCTGTTCCTCGAAGTCAACCAAAACACCATAACCCACCCCCTGAATGCCCCTGCCAATCCCGAACAATAACGAGTCAAGAGAAGGCTTCATCGGTCGCTGCATGAGCAATAATCAAACCAATGCAGAGTTCCCTGATACGGCTCAAAGATTGGCCGTTTGCGGCTCAACGTGGGAGAATCACAAAAGGCAGCAGTTCGAGTCATACTCCGACTACGGCCAAGAGATTCGCTCTAATGCCAAGCGAGGGATAGAACTCAACGAACGCAACGGGAACAAGTGTGCCACGCAGACGGGCAAAGTCAGGGCGCAGCAGTTAGCCAACGGGGAAGCCATCTCGGTGGAAACCATCAAGCGGATGCACTCCTACCTGTCCCGTGCCGAAACCTATTACGACAACGCAGACGACACCTCGGACTGCGGTTACATCTCCTACCTCCTTTGGGGTGGCAAGTCGGCTCTCTCATGGAGCAGGAACAAACTTCGAGAACTTGGCGAACTCGAAGGCGAAGGATGACGAAGCCCAAGTGCAGGCTCGGATGGACTCGCTCATGATGGTCATAACGACCCTCTGCGACTGTATCGGAGCGGTGGACGATTCGAACTCCCCCAACGCATTTGCCGTGAAGATGAAGATAGTGGACAAAATAGACGAACTCATAGACAAAATCGAATACTGATGCAACGAGTACCCATAGGAACCATTAAGAACAACCCGAACAACCCAAGGGTTATCAAGGACGACAAGTTCAAGAAACTTGTGCAGTCCATCAAGGACTTGCCCGAAATGGCCGAGGTTCGTCCTGTTGTGGTTAATACCGATATGGTTGTGCTTGGAGGCAACATGAGGCTTAAGGCCATGCGTGAGGCTGGATGGAAGGACGTGCCGATTCATGTTGTGGATTGGGACGAGGACAAGCAAAGGCAGTTCATTATCAAAGACAACGTAAGCGGAGGGGAATGGGACTGGGAGATGCTGGCAAATCAATGGGATGAATTAGAATTGCAGGAATGGGGACTTGACGTTTGGAAAGCCCCGGCAGAGGTTGACTACTCAATCTTAGATGAAGATGATTTAAGCGACCAAATTGACGGCATGGCATCAAACGTAATGAAGGCTATTCAAATTGAATTTGAACCCGAACATTACGAGCAGGCCTTTGAGTTGGTTAAGTTTTGGAGGCAGCAAAAACTTTACATTGGTGGCTTCTTGATGGAAAAACTTAAAGAAGAAAGGGAAAAAGTGTGAGGTGCCTAGCCTTTATACCAAGCAAAGGGAGGCCCGACAACATAGCAAAAAATGTCGAACCTTTTATGCAAAGGCTTGGCATTGATTACAGGATAATTGTAGAGCCACAAGAAAAGGATATGTATAAGTTCAAGAACGTAATTGCCCTTGAACAAAACGACCAAGGGTTAGGATACTCAACCAAGTTTGCGAAAAAATATGCAGAAGAGAACGGGTATGATTTGGTTTTTAGGATTGACGATGACGTAAAAGGAATTGGGGAAATAGAGAAAGACTTAGACAAGATTATTAAATCTTTTGACATTCCAAAGGTAGGAGCCGTTGTTTTTCCTTATGACTTTGAATGGTACGCAAAGTCCGAAAAACTATTTTCAAAAAAGAACAAACGCTGCCAAACTTGCTATATAATTAGGACGAAACTTTTTAGGCCGGAATGCAGTATAAGTACTTTTGACGATTTTTACCAATATTTACTGCTCCGAAATGACGGCTATGACACGCTTTTTTGTTCAAGGCATCTTATTGAGTGCGCCCCGGTAGGCAAAGGTAAAGGCGGTCTTCAAGCGTTTGACCGTTCGGAAATGGCACTAAGGGAAATAAACATCTTTAAAAGCATCGACCCGACCATTGATGTTATTTCAAAACCCGATAAGCCTTGGAAGTTTGAACCAAAATTCACAGACCGCAAATATAAAAGCAGCAAAATATGAAAAGGATTGACCTTATTCAAGTTCAGCATTCTATAAAGATTGGAGACGATTGCCCGTATATTGAGCCAAATGTAACTGAGGACTGCGTTCTTTATTCCGAAGGAGAGGCAATAGGCTTTTACTTGACAAAGATGCCCGAGAAAATGTGCAAACTTGCCGACTTGGCAAATCACGAATTACAATCAAAAAGGGTGCCAAAGCAAGGAACCAAAAGGTCCGAAAGTGCAGGTGGTATAGTTCAGGAGTCTTGCATTATTGGGAGCGTTCCACCTAAACCACACATGAAAAGACCCTACGCAAGTATAAGCAGCGTCCATCAAGTAGATTCGGCCAAAACCTTTATTAAGGCCATGCTTCTTTTAGCCAGTGAAAGCGAGGGATTAATAAAGCAAATCCTGCCACATCAACATGAAAGGCAGTTAGAGTTATTTCAAGGAGTGCCAAAAAAATGGAGATTTGCAAACCTTTTTACAAGTTCTATCTCAAACTTCAATATATCGGCTCAATTTCATAGGGATGGAGGCAACATAGTTGGGGCCGTGAATGTGATAATCTGTAAGAAGCACAACTCCAAAGGAGGCGACCTGCATATTCCCGACTACGGAGCAACCGTCGGCCAGCAAGATAACTCGATTTTAGTGTACCCGGCTTGGAGGAATGTTCACGGGGTTACGCCTATAATTCCAACCCACGAAGGAGGCTATCGGAATAGCCTTGTCTTTTACCCTTTAAAGGCCTTTGTAGGGCTTCAATAACTTCGGAGGAACATCGGTGCCAACCCAAGAAAAACAACCGCATGGTGGCTCTCTAACGAGGCCAAATAAGGGGGAGACAATGAACCCTAACGGTCGCCCCAAGAACTTGGAGAATTTGTTGCACGACCACTTCCTTGCTGAGCATAATCTTCGGCTCACGAAAGGGCAAGCACAAGCCATGATTCAAGTCATTCTCGGTAAAACCAAAAACGAGTTGATTGAAATGGCAAACAATAACGACCTTCCTTTTTGGGTTGCATTAATTGCCAAGAAGGCAAATAGGGACTGGGAGAAGGGCAGCATCCATATTCTTGATGTTTTGTTTGACCGGGTTTACGGAAAACCAAAAGAAGAGGTTGTTCAAGTAATTCACGAAAGGCCTATTTTTACAGGCATCAATCTCGATGTTCAAGGAAACCAAAGCGCAGGCGAAGATAGCCAACCTTAACAAAAGGGTCAGGGTTATTCAAGGAGGCACGTCTTCATCCAAGACTTTCAGCATTATTCCTTTGCTGATAACCTACGCAATTGATAATCCAAACTCCGAGATAAGCATCGTTTCCGAAAGCATCCCTCATCTTCGAAGAGGTGCGATGCGTGATTTCATTAAAATAATGGAATGGACTTCAAATTACAACCCGGACAACTGGAACAAAAGCAGTTTTACTTATCTTTTTAATAGCGGTTCATTTATTGAGTTTTTTAGCGTTACCGAAGAATCAAAACTTCGAGGCGCAAGGCGTGATATTCTTTTTGTGAACGAGGCAAACAATGTGCCTTGGGAGGCCTTTCATCAACTATCAATTCGCACCAAAAAATTTATTTACATTGACTATAACCCAACTGCGGAGTTTTGGGCGCATACTGAATTAGTTGGAAAAAATGATACCGATTTTGTTATCCTAACCTACAAGGACAATGATGCCCTTGACCCTGCCATCATCCGAGAGATTGAGAAGGCCAAGACCAAAGCCGAAACGTCTGCGTATTGGGCGAACTGGTGGAAGGTGTACGGCCTCGGTCAAGTCGGGACGCTTCAGGGTGCGATCTACGAGGACTTTGAGGTTGTGGAGGGTATCGATGTCAGCCGTGCGAAATTCGTCGCCTTAGGGCTTGACTGGGGCTTTAGCAACGACCCAACGGCCTTGGTTGCTATCTACCGCCAAGGGGATTGCCTGCTCATTCAAGAACTGCTCTACTCCACGGGCCTCACGAACCAAGACATCGCAGACAAACTGCGGTCGCTCGGCATCACCCGGGCTTGGGAGATCGTGGCGGATTCAGCAGAACCCAAGAGCATCGAGGAAATCTACCGACTTGGATTCAACATCAAGCCAGCGGAGAAGGGTCCCGATTCGGTCAGGAACGGCATAGACATCCTGAAACGCTACAAGTTGCAGGTAACCAAGGACTCGACCAACCTCATCAAGGAACTGCGGTCCTACACTTGGGCAACCGACAAAGAGGGCAAGAACACGGGGGTTCCGATTGACTCCTTCAATCACGCCTGCGATGCTATGCGGTATGTGGCACTCAACAAGTTAAGGGTCAGTAATGCGGGGAAGTACGTTGTTGTGTAACTTTGCCCCATGAACACGGAACGCATCCTTGACCTGCTAATCGAAATCGGCAAGACGATTGCATCCGTTTTCTTTATCCTCACCCTTCTAACCCTGCTGCTTCAATGAACAAACATTACAAATTTGAACTGCATTGCGAGGCTGGCGTTTACTACGCTAACTCGCTGCTTGGCCTAATCCTTCAAGTCATTAGGCATCGCTTTTGGCATTTGACGCATGATGGTGTTTGGATGGATTAGTATGAAAGTCGTTCACTATTACCACATCTACTGCGGTGGCAACTGGCAGTTGATACTCAATCAGCACATGATGGCTGTGTGCAACTATGGCCTTATCAACATCTTGGATGAGATAAGGGTCGGCATCGTCGGTCCACCCGAACAACGCAAGGCGGTCAAGGAGGTGCTGGAGAACTCGATGGTGGCCGATAAGGTCAAGGTCGTAGTTACCCGGACCAACGCTTG